AGTCCAGCACGCTCTTGACGGCCCGATCGCTTCCAAAAGTCCAATCGTTGTACATCGTGCGGTGGTCAAAGGCCTGTTGGCTGGCGGATTGCGCTTCGGCCGGCGTGGCGAATATCTGGCTGACTTGCTGGCTGTACTGCAATGCGCCTTGGACTCGCGGCAGTTCGGCCTTGGGCACCTGATAGAAATTGCCGTCTGGCGATAGTTGCCACGGGGACTGGTTGGCATCGGCCCTTGGCTGGGAGTCTCCCTGCGGAGCTGTGTCCTGGGTCTGCGGTGCGGTCGGCGCATCGCCGCCGGGGATTTCCTGGGAGCCTTCGGAAGGCAGCGAAGAATCGCCGCCAGCTTCGCCACCAGGAGTCTCATCGGCAGATGCCGAATCGTAAGCGTCCCCCAAGAGCGAACCGAGGTCGAGGTCACCGGTGCCGCCGGGGGGTGCCCCCCCCCCAGCGTCTCCTAATCCTAGTGAAATTGCTGCCATATCTGTGGTTTCAATCCACGCGCCCCTCTACGAGGCGCGAAATTCCAAATACTGTGGAAAGGGTAACGCTTTACGCGGAGGATTGCAAGTTGTGCGTCTCGCAATGCGGTATAGGCGTCATTCCTCGACCGTCCTTTTTGCCACGAATTCATCGAATTCCTGCCGCGCGCCGCCGAGAGAGGAGTTGAAATAGCGCTTGCCTTTTGCCGCGGCCATGGCCCAAGCGGCATACCGAAAGTTCGTCCGCGCGCCGGTATAGTTCTCACCCGTCGCGCGCTGGCAGGCCCCGCCGCCGATATCGACCTCGGATTCATCGAAATGGTCGCGATGTGCCAGCGACGGCAGCGGAGCGCCGATCTTTTGCGATGCGGTCGCGCCGCGCAACGCCGGGTGAATGGCGAGCGCGGTAAGGATCTTGGCGATAAATTCTTTCAGCATGACTTATTGTACTGGCGGCGGTGGCATCTTGGGCGGCATCCCGCCGGGCGGCGCCGGCACTGGGACCGGCATTGGCTTCGGTTGCGGCGGCTGGATCACGGCCTGCACTCCGGGCGGCTCGATTCCGGCGTTCTCCAGCGCCTCGGTAACCGCCGGAGATCCGAGATCCGATCCTTTGAGAGCAACCGACACACTGGCCTTGATCGGCGGCTTCGGCGGCGGCGCTTGAGCCTTTTTCTGGCACGCCTGCCCGTACAGTTGCAGGTTCTCGTAGCCGTTCGGGTTGCCCTGCTCCAGCTCGAAATTATTAACCAGATACTGCTGAACCAATTTCGCGCAGAAATCGAAATCGTCTTCCCACTCCGGCTGGACGGAAGGCTGTTTCGGCCCCGGCGATCCATCCGGGTTCGCTGGACCCGGTTGCGCTTCCTTGGACGCCAAGCGCCCGATCACATCCATGCACTTATCGCGCTGGTCGAGGTGGGGGATGTGCATGCCCGGCATGTCCAGCAATTCCTTGATCTCGGGGATATTGAGCGGATCGTCAAACCCAAAAGCCTTCAGGATTTCGGGAGATTTATCCATCATCCACATTGCGAGATCGCGCCGCTGGCCCCACGTCATCGGCACGGCTTCATCGGCCTCGAAGTGATAGTGCCCCTCTTTTAGGTCTTGGATCGCCAGAGTGACCGTATCGAATTTCCCGTATTTATTGGCCGTTTGGCTGGTGAATGCCAGGACACCATCCTCATGTTCGGCCAATAGCTTGCACCCTTTTTCGTAGGTGCCTTCCCAGCATCTTCCAATCATAACCCAAGTGATGGAGAGTTGCCGGATGGCTGCGTTCGTTTTCAGTTCGCTCTGCCGGGCCGTAGGATCGTCGGTAGCGCCGCCCCAAATAACTGGAGTCAAGCCGGTACGGTCCTGAGCCTTTTGTTCCAATTGCGAGAACCACGGAGCGATCTGTTCGGAAAAGGTCAAAGGCGGCAGCCGGTAAATCAAATCTGCTAAAGTTCCCCCAGGGGGCCGAACGGCTGGGATCAAATCGCCTGGATTGTCGCGGCGCCGCGCCCAGGCGTCCATATCCACGCGAGTGGGGTCCGCAATGCCGGGTTCATTCGAGCGCGCGATGTTTTGCTGGCACTGATTCAGGATGTCATTTGACAGATCCTGGAATTGAATCCAATCCTCGCCCAGCGGCTCGCACATGATCCGGCTGGTGGGCTCCGGCTGGCATTCTTGCCAGTGGTCGTAGATTACCCGATTCTCCAGGTCGATTACGTGACCCTTTATTGCCGTGATCCGAAGGCCGTCCGGGAAGTTCTCTTTCAGGAGTTGCCGGTCAGCCTTCTCTGCCACCATTTCATACATGGCTGGAGACCAATCTTCCTCGATAATCGACCAGCGATTTTCGCGCTTCGGACGAACCACGCCGATTGGCGATGCCATTGAGGAACGGATACTCTCGCCGTACAGAAGCGATACGGATTGTTCTTCAAAGGCGCTGTCTCCATCCTTGATCGCTTGGCGCAGGGCATCCCCAAATCGCTGCAAAAGTCTTGCCTTGTGCTCTTCCCGTTCTCTCCGAATCCAAAGACATCCCGAAGCTCCCTTGCGTCCGTCCGTATCGAGCGGAACGCTTACCTCGCTTGCGTCCGTCAAATCAATTTCGATGCCGCCCTTCGGGATGCGTGTTGGCGGGAGATCCTGCGGGACATCGGCTTGCGCCGGGTCCTGATATGACGCTTGGGACATATCCCCGGTACAGCTTGGGCATGACTCTGGGCGCGCATCTCCAGAGGCCATCTCTCCGCAGTCTGGGCACTGGAACCCGCCACCGAGTTGCACTGATTCCGTGCCAGTTTGCGGGATGTCCTTCCAGCCGTATTTTGTGGAGTCCTCCACCCATTCGATCGTCAGAAAACTCGTGCCGAAATTGAACAGGCTGTATACGAGCCATAGATTCAAAACCTGAAGTTCGCATTGCTGCCGCATGTACATGGCGGCATTGTTGGCGGCCCGTGCTCCGGCGATATCCTTTTCGTCGGACGGGTCGTTGGGAACGGCTACGGCGTTCGGGATGCGTGTCCCCAGGACTGCCATCGTTTTTCGGCAATAACCGCGGTAGTCGTTTTGGGTGTAGTCGTAGGAACCGCCGTCTCCACCGCCGGGGAAAATCGAGCCGTCTATTCCGGTGGCGTCCACCAGGCCACCGTAAAGCGCCGGCGCGAAATTCTGCAAATCCCGATAGTACAGGCTCGCTTTGTGGATCTTCCGCAGAATCCATACGCGGTCGATGTCGGATTCGTCCGCCATCTCGCTTGACATCACGCGGGCGATGGGTTTGGCTAGCTGGGCGATCAACTGCTCTTTCGTCGGGGTCGGCGCGGCGTCTCCCAGGACTTCCATTATGCGACCTCGGGTGTCATCGGCTCATTCATAGAAACGCCGCTGGGTGCCGTAGGCGCCGGGGGTTTTGCGGAGCGCTTGAATGCCGGGTGCAGTTGCGTCAGGAGAGCCATGTCCATGTCGGCGCTCATTTTTCGGAGATTCTGCATTGAGCGTACCGCTCCGGCGGCAGTATCCTCGGAGCGCCTGAACTGCGCCATGTCCGGCGGCTTCTCTTCGGCGCGCGGTTCCATCAGTTTCAGGTTGAGTGCGTCGAGGCTTCTCAGTCGCTCTGACATCAGCGCCTTGAATTGGTCGCGCGAGTCGGACAACTCCAGTACGAGCCGTTCCACTTCCGCGCGCCGCTCGCCGGATATCGCTTCGGCTGAGATTCGGCGGGTTAACTCGATTTCATATCGACGCTCGCAGTCGTTCATGGCCGCTTCCATGGAGCGCTCGTGCGAGATTTTCTCCTGGAGCGCGCGTTCGAGAGCTGCGATCCTATCGGTTTGTCGAAGAATTGTCCACAGGCTCATGATCCCGAGTCATCCCCACTAGCCGGAGGCCCGGCAGAATCATCGTCGGCGTCTGGGCCAGACTCCTGCGATTCATCATCGGGCACGGCCTCGAAGAATTTGGCGCAAGCATCGTCCGGCTGGAAGACTCCTTCGACCTTCGCGCAGTCGCCAGTTTCGACATCGTACATGGCACAGTCTATGCAGTGATTCTCCGCGCCCACGAATCCGGCCTCGTCTCGACTGGCCTTCGCGCCAGCAACCTTTTCCGGCGTTCCTGGGGGAGGCATCCGGCCACTGGGTGCGCTTTTCGGAACGGGGGCAGACATAGCGATTCCCGAATCGCTACCGGGCGGTGACATTCGAGCCATGGTGTTCTCCTGTTGGGGATTTTAGCACTTTTGCCGCCATTGGGTTAAAATTCAGCCATGTACCGAAAAACATTGCAGGCGATTTTTGCTTTTGTGGCCGTCGCTGGCGCCCAGCAGATAGACTGGATCAGCCAAGTCAGGAACAAGCCATTTTTGAGTGCGTCTGACTACAATTTCCCCGCGCAGAGGCCCGCCGTCAATCTCTCCGCGCACGGCGTCAACCAGTCGATTCCCTTGTCTCCATGCCCACTGGGGGTAAACGGCTCGGACACCGCCCACTATCTCTACATTGCGGACAGCCCCAACTCGGAGGCGGTGCTTATCACGGGAGGCACCTGCACCAGCGGTGCTCTCAGCGGCACGATCACCGTAACGCCGAACAACGGGCACTCCGGCAACTCCTCCTGGACAATCGCGAGCGCCACCAACGGGCAGCAGGAGGCCGTGGTTGTCACCCCCGGAGGAGGGCAAGTTCTTCTGCCGCCCCAGGCGCTCACGGACTACGCCACCGTGACGCATGGCGCGTATCACCAGTTTTTAGGCCAGGGGTCTGGCGCGACGTTGGTGTCCTGTCTGCCCCTCGGGGCATCGCCCTGCTACGCCTACCAATCCGCGATTCAGTCGATGGCCTACGACGTCGATTCCTCCATCGCTTACAGCAACTTCACAATCTACGCCCAGAGCCCAATCGCGTTGAACAGTCTGACGCCTCCCGGCGGATCGAACTATCAGGGCAATCTCAAGGGCGTCAAGATCCAGGACATGAACCTGCAAGGCACCTACGCCACCGCGACGGATGTCAACCGCTGGACCAATGTGGTGCCCTCCGCGGCCACCGTGCAGGCGTTCGGCGTCGGATTCTCCTGCGGCCAATGCTTTCGGGCCTGGATCTCGCACAACCTGATCGAGAACTTCGGCATAGGGATCTACTATGACGGCGACGAAGCAGCCATCGAAAACGAGAACCGTATCGATCTCGACGGCTGGCTGATCTACATTGACGGAACCCCGTTGTCGAGTATCTGGAGCGGTAACCAGAATGTGATCGCGGGGAACAAGCTGGCGGCCATCGAGCGCATGGGGGGGGTGGTTCTCAATGGAGCGTTGAGTACTCGCGTTCTGAACAACTACTTCGAGTCCTATTGCCCGTCAAGCGTAATGGTCAAATCGACGGCGGGATACAACCTGCAAATCGCCGGAAACCGAATTGACGATCCCAATAATTCCTCCCTGTGCGCCACCGGCGCGGCGAACTCGACCCCGTTCATTAATCTGGACGACAAGTATAACGAAGAGATCACCGGCAACAGCATGCAGATCGGCCCCAACATTCCTCCCCCCATGGCCTTCGGGACCACCTATGCGTCCTATTCGACGCAAGATCTCTATTCGATTCACGACAACGGAACCACCTGGCCGAACCCCACTGGTTTCGCTACCCAGCTAGACGGACTCGGACCCGTCGTTTATCCGGTGCAGCCGCTTGCCGTGGTGGGCGCCGTAAAACCGTATCTCTGGAGCGCCAACAACAGCGGGGGCGGATACGACAGCTATGCCGGAAATCCCTGGGTGGCCGACGGCGTAACCGGCCGCTACGTTCTCAGCCAAACGCTGGGCGACATCAACGCTTACTTCTATCTCCAAACGAGCGAGATCACGGGGTTTTCCGTCAATGTAACGGCGCGCTATGACGGGGTCCACTCGTCCACTTTTCTGCAAGTGCAATATCAGGGGTCGAGCCTGGTTACGCTCTACGCCAACAACCTCACTTTTTCCAACGCCTCCGAAGTGCAGACGCAGACGGCTTACGCGACCATCCCGAACGGGCAGCCGCTCAACGGGTACTTCATCGTCACGGTGAATGCGGGGCAGGCCTACATCGAATCCGTCGAAATGGCGCCCCAGCGGATATTGCCTACCGGGGGTGTAGTGGCAAGCGCCTCGACCATCACCCCGAGCGGCTTGGCTTTCCCGTTATCTGGCACCGCCGCGATCAGCACCATCAACCTGCCCTCTCTGTCTTTTGCGGGGCAGGTCTGCGCGATCCCCACCGGCATCTGGACCACCGCGACGGGCGGAAATATCGCGCTCGCTTCCACCGCGATAGTGGGGCGGCAACTCTGCTGGACCTATTTGCCGGGGCAATCCCTCTGGTACCCGAGCTACTGATGGTTCACCGGCGGGACCGGAGCTGGCGCAACGGACGTTGTTGCGGGAACCTGCACGGGGAATTAGGCTGTCGGCACGGAGAACGAGGTATCGAAGAAAATCCAGTGCGTTCCGTTCCATTGGATTGGAAGCACTGTCGCGCGACTCGCGCCATGGTCCACCGCGAAACCACTGTCGCAGATGAGATTTGACGGAAGCGCTACCGTGCGGCCTCCGGTGGCGTCCTGCACCAGCCTGATCCACAATCGCTGCCCGGTGGGGATTGTCGAGACGCCCGTGTAATCCAGCGTCATTGAGGCGACGTTCCCGGTGAGAGTCACGCTGATTACGTCGGCTACTGAAACGTCGATCACGAGGGCTGAAGCGTAAGAGACGGTCGCTTGCGTCAACTGCGAACCGGACGACACTGACGCGATGAAGCCCAGATTGTCTTGCGGGTTGAACAGCCCGAACGGGATGAGCATCGGCTTGCGTTCTGCCGCTTGGAAGTTTACGAGCTTGCCGAAGAAAGCCGGGCTGCCCATGCGTTAGCCCTTCAACACGCTCAAGGCGTCTGGCCCGAGCTTCAACAAGAACGCCAGCAACCCGACCCAAAACATATCGCGGCCAATCGAGACGATTTTTCCGTTGGCGGAAAGCGCTTCCATCAGGATCCCGACGAGCGCGATCAGAAGACTTAGGTAAATGACCATGCCCCCATAGTATCACCGTCCGAGGGAAAATTTTCGCGACTTGCGGGAGCGGCTTCCAGCGGCAGTAGCCTGGGGCCACTGCATCGCCCGGATATCCGGCGCGTTTGCCATGGTG